CGCACAACAGAACAGAGCATAACACTGAGCACATGGCGGCAGGTGGTTTTAACGGCAAGCCAAGTGCAGCAAAGCACGAAGACATTGATGATATCCCGTTCTAATCATGATCACGCTGCCGTACACCTTCAAAGAAATGCTTGTAGCTGTAAAGGCTGCCGAAGTTAGGCAGTACGAAGCAGAGCTATTAGGCTGCAAGGAGTGGAAGCAAAACACGCTACTAGATGCGTTAGAAATACACACTGTAGGAGCTTTAGCAGAGCTTAAAGTGTCTCAGTGGCTAGGTAAAAAAGTAGAGCTTACGCATGGCACGTTTAAGGACGTAGCAGACGTGGGGCGTGATGTAGAGGTTAGGGCAGTGCGAAAAGAGGATGGCAAGCTAGTCATTAGAGATAATGACCCAACAGATAGGCGCTACATACTCACCTATGTGAGCCGCTGTAGCGTTAAATTGTTGGGCTGGCTCGAAGGCTATCTGGCATTAGAAAAAGGCGTTAGAGCTAATCCTGGCGGTTTTAAAGAGGCGTGGTTCGTCTCTCAGGATAAGCTTTGGGATATGGATTCGTTTGAGAGGTAAAAATGAGTAAAGATAACAGTGAACCAACAAAATTAAAGTGGATAACGCCAGAACAAAGAAAAGAGTTTCGTGGCATCTTCAAGCACGAAGATGAGATATGGCCAGACTCTTATGTTCAGTTGTGGATACCAAACGATTTTAATCATTACGCTATCGTCTTAGGCTTTAAGACATTAGATCAAAATAGCGAACGTGTTCTCGTAGCTGGATTCAAAAATCCATTTGGTGAGGATCCAGAGCCGCTTTACCTTCCAGCAGATGAATATAAATACTGGTGCGAGCTTCCAGGTTTGACTGAGGAGATGCAAGCAAAGCGAGAAGAGATTTGGGCTGAAGCAGATAAAGGGAACCGAATGTATCCATATCCAGGAAGAACTACCAAAGCAGGAAACTAAAGATGAACAAGACACCTGAAGAAAAGCTCAAGTTAATGGAAAAGGCTTATACACAATGGCTAAAACAAAAAAATATCGCTGTTAAAGATGTTGGTTTTGACCCAATTCATCCGCTTTTTGCTGGCTGGAGTATAGGATTTGAAGATGGAGCTTCTGTTCATAAAAGTTATATATCGTTTAAAAATATAATGTTTTTAATACTGGGAATAGGATTGGGAAGTTTAATATGAGTAAGACACCTGAAGAGTTGGCAGAGGAATATGCGCTGTTTGGTAAAAGCGATTTGCCGAATAGCGTATGGAAAAGCCAAAAAATAGCAGCGCAAAAGTTTGACTTTCTAGCTGGCTACCAAGCAGCAAAGGAAACGTACGAGGCTAGGATTAAAGAGCTAGAAATAGAGCTTGATAACTGGCAACACGCAGCAACGCATGGAGACGAGGGGTTATGAAAACACCTGAAGAGTTGGCAGAGGAATGGATTGAAACAAGTGGTTGGAATGAAGAGCCATTTCGTGACGAATATGTAATAGAGTTTAAAAAAGAAGGATATGTTGCTGGCTACAAAGCAGCACAGGAACACGCACACGCAGCACTAGAGGAAGCTGAAGCGGAAATAGACCGGCTGCAAACTAAGCTAAGTGATGCGGGGATACTGACTACTGAGCATTTGCTAGGAGCCGACAACTCTTCGAATAATTCGAACGGTTGGATCAGCGTAAAGGAAAGGCTGCCGGAAATAGAAGAAGTTAGAAATGACTATAAACGAAGCAAATGTGTTTTATGGATTGATTGCGACAAAGATATAATGGTCGGCTATCACCTTACAATAGGCGATAGAACTCGTGTTATGACTCGTTTTTCAGAGCCTCGCATCTCAAACTTTACCCACTGGCAAAAGCTACCAGAGCCGCCGAAGGAGGATGAATGACAAACTCACGAGCCAAAGTCATAGCCCATGATTGGGTTTTTGTGGATTACAACGCTTCTGATTTTGTGCGTCATTTACCTTTGTTCATTAGCAGAGTTTTAGCTGTTAGCAAAAATGGCAGGCAGTTTATTACATGGTTTGACCATGAAATTGATAAGTGGGATTTAGAAGGAGAGGAATTAGATAAGGGCGATTATATTATGGCTTGGACTCAAGTTGAATCCCCAAAACTTGCAGAAGATATATGACAAACTCAAGGGCTAAGGGCGCAGCAGGCGAGCGAGAGCTAGCCAATAAGCTAAAAGAACATGGCTTTACCGCTCGTCGTACCCAGCAATTTTGTGGCACCGCTGGCGACTCTGATGTAATCTGCACCGAACTAGCCCAGTTCCACATCGAATGTAAGCGAGTGCAGAACCTAAACGTAGACAAGGCTATTGACCAAGCTACAAGAGATTGCGGGGATAACATCCCAACAGTCATGCACCGCAAAAACAATCGACCCTGGCTAGTGACAATGTTTCTTGAAGATTGGATTGCGCTTGTCAAAAAAACAACCGTATAGCAACGACGATACCGAACGACTAATCACAGAGTCTCCAGAACGTACGCTCTGGCTAGCAGTAATAGAACGAGCTTTGAAAGATTACTGCTTCTTTTTCGACCGCTTACAACGCTACGAAAACTGCAATAACTTTAGAGACATTGACAGATTTCAGCATAACCCTAAGTCCCGCACACATGGTAACGCTGTAGCTGAATTTGAGCGCCTACGCTGGTTCCTGTTTGACGTACAACCAATTGAGTTCAACCTGACTTACCTGAGCCTAGTTCTCTACGACGATGAGGGCTTTGCTTTCCAGGTACGCAAAGCAGCCGATAAATACTTTAAGCGGCACTTAGACCAGACAAAAGAAAAGGGCATTTTCCCCTATATAATCGCTCATATAGTAGAAAATAGCCCTGCTGATAGTGCTACAGCCGCTTTAGAAGATAGTCCGTTACGGTTTAAGCGATACCGTATAGACTCAGATATCTAGCGCTTCTTCTTCTTGTCTACGAGCGACCAAGCTTGAGAAGCACCATACAACACTGCGCCAGCAACAACAGGCTCCGCAGCTCTGACGAGCTCATGAGCATCAGACTCAGATACGCCAATGGTTAAAAGCGAACCAGCGGCTAAAGTGAGCAAGTGACGGACGACAGAGGCAAGAAATAACGGCATAATATACCCTTTATATAGTCAAAGATTGACGATTCATACTTACAGTTGCGCTGCATCGGAGGCACAAACTTATCGCTCCTTATGCAGTTCATGAATGGTTCCCAATAGTAGGCTATATCACAACCCCTATAGCGTTCTAGCCATTTCTTTAGGTCCACCGTAGCACCATCAATGCCGTCTAGATCGACTATACACGAGGCAGGTAAATCAGGACTAACTCCATGCTTTTCACAGACGTATCCTCTGAGGCACTGTTGCCTATAGGGATTATCAACAGGTATGCAAGCAGGAATAGCATCACGCACATAAGACAGTAGGCGGTTTCTGGCTTTAGCATTTAAGTCACACTCCAGGCATGGCGAAACATAACACTTAGTGTTTTTCGCTACCTTTAGACGTTGTTTTAATCTTTGCGTAGTTCTGGCAAACCTACGCCACAAAGCTTTGTTATCCGATAGAATCTTTCTACTCGCTGATGCCGCAGTCTCCCCATATAACGGCTCAGAACGGCCGCAGCGCTTGTTTCTCATGCAGGGGCTATTAGAGAGATGCACCCGTACTACCTTTGGCGTAGGCGTGGCTAGAAGCTTGTTAACGCATGAGCACTCAGCACCAAACGTATTCTCTAGCCAGCCGGTAACAATGGTCTCGCTACCGTTCCAGCTAGCTAGCATCCCCCTACAGTTCCAATCCCTGTGGCACATGCCAAGATAACTAGGCGCTGCAAAAGCTGGTGCCTGTATAGATACTATAAGTACACTTATGAGCACCGCTATAAACGGTTTCATTTTTCCAGTGCTTTATCGAGCTTCTTTTCTATCCGCTCCAGGCGCTCTTTAACCGTAACCGTCTCAGCTTTGAGAATCTCCACCTGCATACTTAAATGGTACTTAGTCACCTCTAAGTCTTTAAGCGAGTTCTTTACGGCTCGATAGTCCATGCCAACAATGGATACAACCACGCCAATCACTCCCTTGATAAAGAGATCAAACCAGTACTTAACTTGTAAGAAATCTTGATCCGTCAATGTACCCTCCCGCCTCCGTAAGCATCAATGATGACTAACTCAGCTTCGGGAGTGTTCCCCATCTTATCCATAAACTGCAAAAAAGCAGACCTGGATGCGAGGACAGCCGAATCATTACCTGATTTGCCAAACTGCATACCCAACAAGATACACCCATGCGTATCCTTATGAGTGTTACCAGCGTGGATAAGAATCTCAGAACGCTCAGGCACGTTCTCTACCCTATACACCACGCCAAACTTAGGACTCCTGTGAAGCTTAATCTTGTACCTTCCAACAGGAATACAGCTAATCATGCGCTCATTGTCACGCCATGCGTCCTCAAGAGTTACAAACTCAGGAGCATCGTCAATACACAACACACCAAGTGTGGCATTGTTGTACTCCGAAACTCTTACAAGACGTAGGCGCTTCATTATTTACACACTTCTGTAAATACCATTTATAAAAACATTGGCAGTACCAATTGCAAACGATGAATTATTATAATTTGATACAGCAATTCCAGAAGCAGATGTAAAATAGCCAACTCCACATACCGAAGCGCCAGATAAATAACCTAAAGCTCCGATTGATTGATTTACAGTTGCTGCATTTATTGGTGCTCCAACCGTAGCTACTGGAGCCGGAACTGTCGTTTGTGTCCAAGTATAATAAAGTTGTAAATAAACCGTTTTTGCTTGTTTTCTATATAAAGCAAATTGAATTGTTTCTCCGGATGTACCACCAGCAGAAACAGAAAAAGTTGGTGTATATGATAACCAACCTCCTGGATCATTTGTAATGATAAAATTGGTTCCGTCGTAGACAACTTCTAAGATTGCACCGGCTATCCATGTCCCCAAAGTAGGATTAGTTGAGTCTTCATTATTAACAATGTTCTTGGCACCAAGTGAATTGATATTGAGAGTATGAGCAGTTGCGCTAGAGCCAGTTGAGCCTAATCCAGCACCAACTTTCATCCGAAACTTCTGTCCGGCTTTGTATGCTCCAATAGACGGAGAAGCCGTTGCAGTTTGTGCTGTAGTTGTTCCTCCCGTAGTACCTAACCAAACAAAATCTCCATCCTGAACTTGCCCCACAGCAGCGTAATCAGTTCTTGCAGAACCGTTAGCGACGCCAGTGTGCTTAAATCCTCCCATCGGAAGATTAGCAGTTGGGTTATTCTGTCCATCTTTCGTTAGACAAGTATTGATACCAGTAGCAAAGTCATTGTCCTGCGTATCATGGCGACCAGCCTCGATGCCGATACCGCTAGCAGCGTCACCAGTCCAACCGCCAGTTGCTGAATTACCTTTACTGTACACACCTGAAGACCATCCCATAAGTCACCTATGCTAAGTTTGAAATATTTCTTACGTAATTTTTTGTTTCAGGCGGCATATACTTGGATACATTACCCCAAGTTACTTTATCGCCATCAGCTTTTACTTTTCTAATAGCGTTTTTTACTAAAGCTGGTCGTGAGTTATACGCAGCCCAAATAAAACGTCTATCGTTATATTCGCCAAAAGTATTTTCTAACTGTAGAAGCAGCTTGCTAGCCCCTTCAATGCTTTGTCGTGCGTCAAACGGATCTTTCACTCCCAATGCTTTAGCCGTTGCTGGCATGAGTTGCATTGCACCTTCAGCTTGTCCAAATCTAGTTTTCGGTCCAATAGCATTCGGATTAAAGTCCGATTCAATTTTAGCAATAGCTTTTAACTCTGCTGCTGGTACTTTGTACTTTGTAGCTACATCATCAATGATGGCGCTAATTTCCTGTTTCCCAACTTTGCTAGATGATTCCGTCGGCATGGGCGTTTCTTCAACAGCCATTGCATCACTAAAATCAGACCCTAAAGCAGATTCTAATTCTGCAAACGGATCTGATTGTATAATTGCTGTTGGTGCTGGAGTTGCTGTTGCCGCAACAATACTTGGCGTCATTGATTCAATTTGAGGATTAAACACTCCAGCACTACGGCTAAATGCGCCAGCACGAGGTGCTAAATACTCCAAGGCTGATGTCATTTTCTGACCTCGCAAAGCATTTTTAGCGGCTTCTTTTTCGCCAAACTTTGCAGCATCATCAATGTACTTCAACGCAACTGAAGGATCTTTCAATGCTTGAGTAAGTGCAGTGGCAACAAGATCTGTACTTCGCTCTACCCGCTTACCAACCCCAGGAACAAGTGCAGCCATTAAAGCACCAGCCGACGTTCCTCCTAATGCACCAGTGACACTAGAACGAGCTATGTTACTAGCAGCGGATAATGTAGCTGCTTCTCCAGCACTCGCCGCAACTCGACGCTCTGCCCCGCCCAATGCCCTTACAAGACTTGCCGCTTGAGCATCTATGTTCTTTGGCGATAGAGCATCAACATTTCCCTTTGCAGCTGCGTCTTTTGTTTTTTGTAAGATTGATTCCCAATTTTGAACTAACCCCCAGATTGGGCTATCGGCATACACCGCACGTTTACTTCTAATCCATTTAAGTTTTTCATCAACTGTCTGTTTGCTTGCAAAATCAGACATTTC